CGCCGATCTGCTGAGCGTCCGTGTAGCTGATCGTGCCCTCTGTGTTTACATACTTGGCACAGTAGATGTGCCGCAAATCAAACTGAGGCATATTGTTCTCCTCCCTGAATGGTTTTTACCGGGGCGATCCTTTCGGCCGTCCCGGTCTATTTGTTGAATGTCTCATCAATCCAGTCCAGTATGATTTTTTCACCTGGGTCCTGGATCTCGTCCGCATTATCGGTCATGGCTCTGCCAACGAACGGCCGCGCCGCCTGACCTTTTTTCCCGTATTCGTTGATAAACGCGATTTCCGCGTTTCTCGTTTTGATGCCGCCGCGGGTTCTCGTCCCGGAGAATGTGATGTCCTGTCTCGCTCCGCTGTCTGTCTCTTTCGCCTTGTTGATCTTGATCTTGTCCAGGATGTGGACATCTGATTCCGGATCTTTCACGCCCATGCTCTCCCCGGCGTTGCGGATCGCTTTTGCCGCAACGCCTGACATCGCGTTTAGCGCGTCCTCCTTCACGGAAAATGGGATATCGGCGATTGCCCGGATTGCGTCTTCCAGCCCGTCGAGGCCGTAGATTTCAAGCGTTGCCAACAGGATCATTTCCTTTCATCATCTCGAACTCGAATACGTAGTGCTGCCCCTCTTTGTCCGAAGCGTTTGTGATGGTCGGCCAGGTACCTCCAGCTGCGGAGATTGCTTCGCAGATCTCCTGCTTTTTCCCGTTCGGGTTCACCCCGCTCGGGATATAGAGATGCACCATCACCCTGCAGATGATCGCCCTCGGCCTTCCTTCCGCGAACAGTCTCCCGCCCTCGTCATAGTTGAAGACAATGTATTCGGTCTCCGGTCCGTCGTAAAGATTCGGCTTGACTACGTCCTCGATCGGCGTCAGCGCCGCTCTGAGTCTTTCGTCGATGCTCATCGCCACACCTCCGTCAGATAGAGCTCGAGCGTTCCCCTTCCGGTTGGCCAGCATCTTCCGATGCTGTAGCGTTTATCGCCGTACTCAAGGATCCGCTCGTCCTCATAATCATCCTCCCAGAGTTCCACGGTCGCGCTGACCTGCACGCCTGCCTTCATGGCTTCGTAATACTCTGTTCTTCCGACGCCGTTTGTGAAGGTGCAGAAGACTTCCCTCTCGCTCTCGGTCCTTGTGATGTATCCGGCAGCGTCTTCCGTCTCTGTAGCAGAGATCAGTGTGGCGGAATCTGTCCACGGAGTCCGGTTCGTGTTGTGAGGCGTGAACTTCGTGCTCATGGCTCGTTCTCTCCCTGGTACTCTTTGGCGTGGCTCATGGCGTTGGCCAGCTTCTCGAAGGCCTGCTCGTACCGCTCGCTGTCGCCCTGGAAATTGAACCAGCCGCGGCAGTACAGCTTCACGGCCTGCACGGTCACCTCGTCCGTCTCGTCGACGATCTCCACGCCGATCATGCCGAGCCGCGCTTCCGCTGCCATGATCGCGGTCGTGATGTCGCCGTTCCGTCTGTCGCTTGTGATGCCGAGGTCTGTTTTGACCGCGTTAACCAGCGTTGTATCCGTTGCCATGTCCGTTCTCCTCCCGTACCGTCCTGTCATGCCAGTCTTCGTCGAAGACCATGCGTCCGATGTGTCCTGCCTTCACGCTGCTGTCGCAGCCGATCCTTCCTCCCGCTCTCCTCGCTCTGATGCAGAAGCTCAGGTCCTCCCCGAATCCTCCGACCGGCATGAACGGCATCAGGCCGAACTGATCGTTCACGCGCCGGACCAGGTCCATGCTCGTCATGCACAGGCCGAAGCCGCAGGCCGCGATCTCGAACATCTGGTCCCTTGGATAGTCCTCATAGCTTTCCGCGACCGGGTCCAGCTTCCCGCCTTCCAGCTTCACCAGCTCGCAGCTCCTGTAGATCACCGGCCCGTGCGGATGCACGCGTTTGAAGTACAGCCCGCTCATCATGTCGAAGCCGGCTTCGATGCCGATCTTCAGCTTCCACATCGTTTCCGTCGGGATCTCCATGTCCGAGTCGAGCCAGAGGATGTAATCATAGCTTCCGCTCAGCGCGTCCTGGATGATGTGGTTCCTGGCGTCGTAGATCAGCGAGGAGGTGACGATATCGTAGTCAACCTCCCCGATGATCTGCATAGTCAGCAGGCTGCGCAGGAAAACAGCCGGCAGCATGTCCATGCACGGGATTGCAATCAGTGTTTTCAAGCGCAGCTCCTCCTGTTATCAGGTCTTTGCGAAGCGGACGAAGGCCGTGGTGTCGAGCAGTTCGCCGTCTGCGAGCGTGTCGCCGCGGAACTGCAGGTTCGTGGTGGTCGCGGTCTCGAACGGTTTGACCTCGATCGCCTTGAAGATGTTGCACTTGTAGGCCTTCGGATCGCCGAAGAAGATGGTCTCCTTGCTGGATACCAGCGCCTCGCTCATGAGTATGACGTCATGGCCGAACAGCTTCGTCTCGAAACCGTTGTTGATGACGTAGTCGTTGAGCTGCGTGGCCGCCATGACTTCGCCGTAGAACAGCTCCGGAGTCATGATCCAGATCGCGCCTGCGTGGTGTACGGCCGGCAGGGCCGCCATGATCTTCAGGCAGTCTGCCTTGGTGACTCCTGCCGCAGTCAGTGCCGTGGAGGAAGCGTTGACGCTCGCGGTGATGCCCTTGAGGCTGTTGGTGCCGGTGCCGACAAGGATGTCCTTGTTGATGGCGTACCGGATGCTGTCGACCAGGTTGTTCACGATCCAGTCATGCACGGCCGGGATCGCCATGTTCGTGATGTCGCTCTTCACGGTGAGGAGCTTGACATACTCGTTCGGGACGAGGTCTATATAGCCCAGAACGTCGCTGGCCTCGGTGATGGTGGTGCCGATGGCCTGGCCCGCAGCCGCGTTCACGGTGGTGGCCTTCGGGAAGCGGACGTAGTTCGGGAACTGGGAAACATCGACCTTGCCGAGCAGCTCGGCGGGTTTGACCAGTTTGTCCCAGACGTCGTTGACCGTCATGGTCGGGATCACTGCCGCGGAGGCGGTCAGTGCTGCGCGCTCCTCCTCGCTGAGAGGACGGTTGATCAGGTGCTTGACCCATGCGTCTCTGTACTCGACGCTGTCAACTGCAAAGCGATTTTCGTTCATTTCGTTGCTCCTTTCGATTTTCGTGCTGCCGGCTTCAAAGTCGGCTTTTCTCTGTTCTGCGGCTGCTTCCGCTGCCGCTTTTCTCTGCTCCAGTTCTGCCGCGATGGCCTGGCGCTCGGAGATGTTGCTCTCCGCTTCTGCGGTGAGCGCTTCCGCGTCCATGCCTTCCGCGTTTGCCCGGAGCTCCTCTGCGATGGCGTCCGCCCTGGCCTGCAGATCATTCTGGCGCTGCAGCAGCTCGTCCGCCGTCTGATTGGTGAAATCAAACATTTCTGTTCTCCTCCAGTCTCCTGAGTGTCTCTTTGATCCGATCCTCGCGTTCCTTGTTCCTCCGATAAACATCCCTCGCGCTCTCCAGCACGGAAGCAGCGCTCTCCAGCGCTTTCGCATGGCTGCGGGCTTCCAGTGAGGTCTGCTCATACGCAGGCCAGGTGACGGCGGAAACCTCGAAGACTTTACTGATTCCGGTAATCGTCCTCCGCGGCTTCTCGCTTTCCAGATCTTCCCATGTATCTGAATCGACCCGGAACATGAACGACATCCCGCTGATGTCGCCGCGTTCCACGGCCGAATACAGGCTTCTCGCTTCGCTGTTCCGCTCGGTGTCCAGGTCCACCCGGATGTGCATGCCGTCCTGCTCGACGGTCATCTGCATCGTGCTGTTGGCGTTGTTGTTCCGGCTTCTGGCCAGCGGGATCATGTCGACGTTGTGGTTCACCAGGAACCGCACGTCCTTCAGATCGCAGAAGTCCAGCGCGCCCGGCGCGATGGTCTCGTCCCAGAACCCGTTGTCGTAGTGCTGATTGAATACGATCGGCACGCCGGTGATGTGGTTGCCGTGCTGCTCATTCTGCTCCGCTCTGATATCGAAGCTGAACGCTCTGATCTCCATGCTCATGTTTCTGCTCCTTCCTCTTCCGGCTCCGCTTCCTGGAGCCGCTCGTCGCTGTCCACGTACTCGCCGCGGATGAAGAATTTATCGCCTTCCTCGCCGATGTCCGGCATCTGCAGGATCTCTCTGCCCTCGTTCCTCGACAGCATGCCGCGGTCGAACATCTGGGTGATGGTGTTCAGCTTGTTCGACACGGTCGCGAACTGCAGCCGGTTGGCGGAAAACTCCACGCTGTTTCCGGCTGCGATCTGCCGGTCGCTGAACAGCATCCTGCAGATCACCATGCTCGCCTGGATCGCGAACGGCTCGATCTTTCCCTCGTAGAAGGCGTTCCATGTCGCCTCGTCCCACTCGTTGCGGAGGATCTTGTCGTTCGTGCCGAAGTATTTGTTCACGTTGTCGTCTATGAGACGCATCTGATCCGCGTCCACCGCCGCCGACTTCGTCGCGATCTGCTTCACGTCGGAATACTTCGTGTCGAATATCATCACGCCGCCGCTGTTGCCGGCTGAGAGGTTGTCCTCCACGAAGCGCATCCGCTCCGCCTGCAGGTCCTCCCGTCTCAGGCTGTTCGAGATCTTCGCCATGAAGCGCGGCGTCGCGCCCTGCTTCATGCTCTCCATCATCGCCTGGTTCTGCATCCCGATCA